TTCGTTACACCACCCCCCATATAGTTTGTTATTCTAATACACTTCGTTGTTACTAACCGTACCCCTAGTATAGTTTTATTATAATTACACAGTGTTGTTAATAACGAATATCTAACACCTGGGGATATATTTTTATATTCGTCCTTATGTAATAACAATAGACAGTTATTATTATTTGTTTGTTATTGTTATTATAAACCGATGCCCCCCTTATATAAAATCGATAAACTACCCTAACCTACAAAGGTTCCCAAGTGCCTTCGAGATTTACTTTAAAATAAAAAAATTTTACCGGTAAAAAAATTCTCAAAAAGGTCCGATGGAAGATAGAGATAGAATGAGAAGATTATATATAATTTTTGAAGAAGTATGAAAGAAAAGTAAAATGAAGATCGAATTCGATGAGTATGAGAGAGACTTATTAATTGACACAGTTAGGCATCGTTTAGATACTGATAAGATTTTAGTGATTAACAATAGTCTTAGAGAAGAACTTGAAGATCTTTTAATGAAGATCGAAGACGATGACTACTTATGATATTGAAGTAAGAGGAATAAAGATATTTGAAAAAGTTTCCCAGGAAGATTTACAGAAGTCAATCAATCAGGTAAGAGGGATTGTATGGACGAGGGGAGGAAACGATCAAGATATTTTAATAACTCTAAATAAAAATGAAACACCATTGCAATGAATGATTTGTGGTGGTATAATGTAATCGTTAGTATTAAATTTTATGGCAAAAGGATTTACTGTTAAGGCAAAGGTGCCCGACAAGGGAACTAGTGAGTTAGATTTTGATATCGAGAAAGCAAAGGAGATGATTCGTGGGAAATCAGTAGTCTTTTGCTTACCTGGAAGAGGAGTATCATATACATATCTGAAAAACTTTGTTCAGTTATGTTTTGATTTAGTTCAGAATGGTGCGAGTATTCAGATCTCACAAGATTATAGTTCAATGGTGAATTTTGCAAGATGTAAGTGTCTTGGGGCAAATGTACTCAGGGGACCGAAGCAAATTCCTTGGGATGGAAAACTTAACTATGATTATCAACTTTGGATTGACTCAGACATTGTTTTCAGTACCGAGTCATTTTATCGTTTAGTTGCAATGGACAAAGACATTGCTGCAGGATGGTATTGTACAGAGGATGGTAGAACTACTTCTGTTGCACATTGGTTGGATGAAGATGATTTCCGTAATAATGGTGGAGTGATGAATCATGAAACCTTAGAAACAATGAGCAAACGTCGCAAACCATTTACAGTTGATTACACAGGGTTTGGATGGGTTCTAATTAAAAAAGGAGTCTTTGAGAATCTTGAGTATCCTTGGTTTGCTCCTAAGATGCAAGTATTTGAATCTGGTGCAGTTCAGGATATGTGTGGCGAGGATGTCTCATTCTGTCTAGATGCAAAAGAGGCAGGATTTGAGATTTGGTGCGATCCTCTGATTCGTGTTGGACACGAGAAATCAAGAATCATCTGATCTCTCTCTAGATTGACAATCCTTTCAGAATACCCTATAATGATCCTTGTGAAGCATCTTAAATCTTATTGACCTTAGGGTGCTTTACAACCCGTTAAAACCCGTTCCAAACCACTTTAGAGGAGAAATTTTATATGGCAGGTAAAACTAGAAAGGACATGAAGATTGAAAGTGTTCCTAAGAACACTCGTCAAGGAGAAGGTAGAAATACAAAATATGCGGCAACAAGTCGCAATTGTGCTCGTAAAAAGTATCGTGGGCAAGGAAAATAAAAGATGTATCACTTAGACATTAATGATGAGTGGAATGCAATTCATCATGATGATCTATGGATTTATAATAAATTACAACTAAGTCGGATTTTAGGTTATAATTGTGGTCCTATTGGATCAAATGTACCTAAATCCGACTTTTATATTGTTCGACCATCAATAAATTTTCTTGGGATGGGTCGATTTGCTGAGATTTTATGGATAGATGATAATACAGATCACCTTTATCCTTCAAATTTTTGGTGTGAAGTGTTTAAAGGAGAACATTTAAGTGTTGATTTTCACTATGGTGAAGCAAAATTAGTCGTAAGAGGGATAAAAGATGAGAAAGAACCCCTCTATAAATGGGAAAAATGGGAAAAAATTGATAAAAAAGTAGAATTTCCTTCAATTTTAAAGAATTTAAAGGGAAATTATGACTGGATTAACTGTGAATTTATCAATGGCAACTTAATTGAGGTTCATGTGAGGCAAAATCCAGATTTTAGATACAATAATCAGGTTGCAATTCCAGTTTGGGACGATAATTTTGATAAAAACTCAAATTTTATTGGAGATTGTGAGTATGATACTTATGGAAGAAGGGGAATAATTATAAAATAAAGATCTAATTTTTTAATTGTCACTCAATATATCCACACATATTAAAAGAAATTGAAATTCTTTTTTCATTAGTCATATTTGCGGTAACATAGTGATAAAGATGTGCCGGAAACACATAAAATGCACCTTCTTCTGGATTTAATTCAAATCTAGTTCCATTTTCAATATCACTATAAAAATTATTTTGTACAGATGAATCATTTCTCAACATAATCAATGTCCCTTGATTTTTTTTTATTTTTGGATAATATAAACAAATTAAATCTGTTTTTGGGTGACAATGTAGCACATTATAATCACCAAATCCATTTATATTAATCCAAAAAAATACAGAATCTTCATTAAATTTACAATTACTGCCGAGATGATTAGAAATAATATTACAAAAACATATTGCACTATATGATAAATTAAAAACATTTTCAAGACCATTGTTTAATTTATCATGATTCTGAAAAGAAAATGTTTCACTTTGCCATCCACCAAAATTAGACTTACTAACACTTGGATTGGAATTACTAAAATCAATACATTCTTTAATTATTTTATTATTATCAATATTTTCTGGGATACAAGAAAATACAGTAGTTGGAAATATATTTACTGCTTGTATGTCTAAAAAATCAATATTATTTGAATTTATAAAATTTTCAACTTCATTATAACCCATATATAATTATCAATTACTTTTTCAATAAGGTTATTATTATTTATTTTCAGATAAATAATGTGTTTTAAAAGGAGTAGTAGGTGGTTTGAGCAGATTTTCAATGGGCAATCATCTTCTTTTGGAGGTTTATGATGTAGAATATGACCTACTTAACGATTCCATATCTCTCCAAGGAATTATGGAAGAAGGTATTAAACGTGCCGGAATGACAATATTAAATATATTTCAACATTGTTTCTATCCACAAGGTTGTACTATTGTAATTGCACTTTCAGAAAGTCACGTTTCTTGTCATACTTGGCCAGAAAATGGTTGTGTTGCCATAGATGTCTATACTTGTGGTCCAGGAAATCCAAAACTCATAGCATTGGAGTTATTAAAATACTTAGATTCTAAAAATTATAACCTAAGATATTTAAATCGTTAAATAAAAGCAAGGAGATAGGAACCTCCTTCAAATAAAAGTTCTGTTTTTCTTAAAAACAGGAGTTTTTTATGTCCAATTTACCAGTTGATAGAGATAAAGACTATATGTATCAAACTTGGGGCACAAATAGTCTAGTAACTGATTATCAAAAAGAAAAATCAAAGAGAGTTTTGCAGGAAATTATGCATGATTCTGCACCAAAGCAACATAATTTCAAAAAACAAACTGAACTGCACGAAAAAATTCGTAATGATGAAGATTATGATGACTGGAGTTATGGTACAGAACCAGTTTATGGAAAAGTAATTTGAAAACCATTATAGATATATTAAATGCACTTACAAAGTTGAATGGCAATAACTATCTCTAGAGCATTTAGAGACATTAGTTTATCGTTCTCCAAGCACCCAATTACAAATGACTTGATACCACTTAATAATGAAGATGCGATTAAAAGATCTGTTATTAATTTGGTAAGAACTCGTGTTGGAGAACGATTTTTTAATAATTTATTGGGTTCTGATGTTGAATCTTCTTTATTTGATCTCCAAACAGATGAAACATCGATTTATTTAAGGGAACAAATTACAATTCTTTTAAATAATTACGAACCAAGAATATTATTGAGAGATGTAAATGTAGATTATCCAGAAGATTCTAATGATCTTTTAATTAAAGTTGAATATGATATTATTGGTCAGGCATTTCCATCACAAAATATAGAGTTTCTTTTACTTCCTAGTAGAATATAATGGCCTTCAATCAATTTACTAATTTAGATTTTGAAGATCTAAGATCTCAAATAAAAGACTATTTGAGAGCAAATAGTAATTTTACGGATTTCGATTTTGAAGGATCAAACTTTTCTATTTTAATTGATATACTTGCTTATAATTCTTATATAACTGCCTACAATACTAATATGGCAGTCAATGAATCTTTTATTGACAGTGCAACACTTAGAGAGAATGTGGTTTCTCTTGCAAGAAATATAGGTTATGTTCCAAGATCTAAAAGAGCATCAAATGCAAAAATTAGTTTTAATGTAAATACGGGAAATCCTGATTTAAGAACAGTAACATTAAAAGCAGGATCTGTATGTTTGGGTGCAATTCAAGGGGGAAATTATATATTTTCAATACCAGAGGATGTTACAGTACCAGTTGATAACTTTGGTGTTGCTTTATTTGATAGTGTAAATGTTTATGAGGGCATATATCTCACAAAAAGATATAATGTAGATAAGACACAATATAATCAAAAATTTATCATACCAAACACTGGTGTGGATATTTCAACAATTCGTGTGTTTGTAAGAAATAAAATTACAGAAGAATATGAATTATACACTAATATTTTTAGTGTAGATAAAAATTCAAAAATATTTTTAGTTCAAGAAATTGAAGATGAAAAATATGAAATTGTTTTTGGTGACAATGTTTTAGGAAAAAAACCAATTTCTGGTTCTTTAATTGAGATTAGTTATATTGTAACAAATGGTTCAAAGGTTGATGGTGCAGCAAGTTTTACTTTTTCCGGTGTTTTAGTTGATGATATTGGAAATAAAATAACAACGGGAATTTCTGCAGTTACAACAGTTCAGAGGTCAGAGAATGGTGATGATATAGAATCTATAGATTCAGTTAAATATCTTGCACCAAGAGTCTATGCATCGCAATATAGAGCAGTTACAGCAAACGATTATAAAGGTCTGATCCCATTCATTTTTCCAAATGTGGAGTCTGTATCTGCCTATGGTGGTGATGAATTGGATCCACCAGAATACGGAAAGGTTTTTATATCAATAAAACCAAGACAAGGAAAGTTTATATCAGAAATATCAAAAAATGAAATTAAAAAGAAATTAAGACAATATTCAATAGCAGGTATTAAACCAGAAATTATAGATTTAAAATACCTTTATATTGAGTTAGTATCAAATGTTTATTATAATAAATCTACTACTTCTAACGTAAGTGCTCTTCAGACTAAAATTTATGACACATTAAAAGATTTTGGTTCTTCTTATGAGATCAATAATTTTGGTGGAAGATTTAAGTATAGTAAATTGTGTTCTTTAATTGACAACACTAGTGATTCAATTACATCAAACATCACTAAAGTCGTAATGAGAAGAGATTTACAACCAGAATATAATAAACTTGCAATGTATGAACTTTGTTTTGGAAATCAGTTCCACATCAAGAAAAATAATTTTGAAGACAATCGTGGTTATAATATTAAAACCACTGGTTTTACAATTGAAAATGTGAGTGGAACAGTTTATATGAGTGATGTTCCAATTGATGATAACTTTGGAACATTATTCTTTTTTACTTTAAAGGATAATGTTCCATTTATTGTCAATAAAAATGCAGGAAAGGTGGATTATATTAAAGGTGAAATAATGGTCAATATTGTAAATATAACTAGTTCTTTGAATCCAGAGGGAATACAAGTCCAAGCAGTTCCGGAATCTAATGATGTCATTGCTTTTAAGGATATATATTTAGAATTGAGCATCCAAAATACTTTGGTAAATATGATAGAGGATACTATATCTTCTGGTGAAAATACATCGGCAACAACTTATATAACTTCATCAAGCTATACCAACGGAGAATATACTAGATAAAATGTCAGAAATTAAGAGAGTAAAAATCCAAAACTTTGTAGATACTCAAATTCCAGAGTTTTTAAACAGTGAGTCTCCATTATTTAAAGAATTTTTAACACAATATTATATCTCTCAAGAGTATCAAACAGGTATAGTTGATTTAGCTAATAATTTAACTAACTATAAATCAATTGATAATTTTAATAATGAAACTTTCTTCTCTAATGTAGTCCCATGTGTCTTATCTTTGGACACAATGGCATTAGATGATGTTTTATTAGTAAATCATACTGTAGGATTTCCAGATAAGTATGGATTACTGAAGATTGGTGAAGAAATTATTACTTATACAGGAAAGACTTCTAACTCTTTTACTGGATGTGTTAGAGGTTTTAGTGGAATAGATAATTTAAAAACTAATACTTTAACATTTACAACTACAGAAGCAACTTCTCATTTAAAAGATTCAGAGGTTCAGAATCTTACTGCTTTATTCTTTAACAAATTATTTGAGAAATTTAAATATCAATTTCTCCCAGGATTTGAAAATAGAAACTTTGTTGATGAAATTAATATTAAAAATATTTTATCAAGAGCAAAAGATTTTTATGCGTCAAAAGGAACTGATACATCATATAAAATTCTTTTCAAAATTCTTTTTAATGAAGATATTGAAATAATCAAACCTCAAGATTATACTTTAAAATCTTCAAGTACCAATTATATCCTAACAAAAAAAATTCTTCTAGAAAATGTTTCTACTGGTGATCCGTTTGAAATTATAGGAAAAACTCTTTATCAGGGTGATCTTTCCAGTGCTTCAGTATATAATGTTGAAATTAGACCAGTAGATAATGGATTTTTGTATGAAGTATCATTAGATACTCAATCCATTACTTTCCCATTTGAAACTACTAAAAAAACTAATTTAACTAAAGAAGTTCTTGAAGGTGACACTACTCTCACTGTAGATTCTACTGTTGGATTTCCAAATAGTGGTGAAGCACTTATAAAATCAAAATTATATAATTCTCCTGTAAGAATTGAATATCAAGATAAATCACTCACTCAATTTTTTGGTGTTAGTGGAATTGACTTTGATTTTAATTTAAATGATGAGGTTGTAGAAAATAATTTTGCATATTCATTTTTAGACAATGGAACAAAAATAGAATTTAGAGTTTTAAACATAATTGATAATTTTGACTTATCTAAAACTTCTAATTTAAGAGTTAAAGATAAAATTTCATTATCTTATTTTGGTAAAGAATATAACGATTACCCATACTTTAACTGTTGGCAATATAATATACCAATAATCTCTGATATTAAGTCAATATCTGGACCATCTGGTTCAAATAATAATATTTGGACAGTTGATTTTTATGATAAAATAAAATTTTATAATGAAGAATCTATTTTATTTTTAAATGATCAGGACCCCAATGATATTCCAACTTCTGTGATAGTAATTCAGATATTTAATAATCAGAATAAAATTCAAGTTCAAGTAGATTCAGATATAAGTTCAAAGATTAAAGTAAAAAGAGATATAAATCACGCATTTTCTGATGAAAATTATTTTAGTGATATTAGTAATTCATCTTCATCAGTTCAGAACACTTATTCTGATATAAATGAGGATTATTTTTATGTTGCATCTTCTGGATTTCCTTATTATCCAATTTATGCAAGAGATAGAAAGATTGATGTTTTCACAGAAGTTGGTGCTGCAAAAACAAATTTATTAAATACTACTTCTATCCACAAATTTTATACTGGAGAAAAAATTTATTATTTCTCTAATTCTTCTTCTGGAATATCTAGTGGAATATATTTTGTTAATACTATTGGTGATGTAAATAATAGTTCTAAATTAAATTTAGCATTAAGTAAGAGTGATTTATTCAACAAAAAGTTTGTAGAAATAAATCCTGGATCAATTGGAGATTACTTTGTAAAATTAGATTATGAAAATAAAACTTTAAAGAATCAAAAATTATTAAAAAAGTTTGATTTTAAAAAAAGAGATCCAATATTTGAAGAATCTGGAGAAAGATCTACAAACAACAAAACTATTGGGTTATTGTCTAATGGTGTTGAAATATATTCACCATCACTATATGATGAAAATTTATACTATGGAAAGGTAGATTCAATTCTTTTAACTGATAAAGGTAAAGATTACGATATAATAAATTATTTACCTTTAATTGTTGAGGATGAGATTGGAACAGGGTGCTCAGCACATTTAAATTTAATTGGAAACTTAAAGGAAGTAAAAGTAATTAGACCAGGAATTGGTTATGAATTAAAACCAAAAATATCTTTAGTTGGAGGTAATGGTACTGGTGCAAGTTTAGAATCAAATTTAGTTAAATCTAGAATAATTTCTGCATTTAGAGGTGATGGATTTGGTGTGAATACGGCATTGAACATTATAACTTTTACAGAACCACATAATTTTAATAATTGTGAAGAGGTTTTATATGATTCTAATGGAAACAACAATGTTTCTTATGAAGAAGAACCTGAACCAGGTGTATATGTGAATTTTAAATTATCTGACAATTCTCCATATTTTGTTGAAACTTTAAATTCCACACAAGTTAAATTATATAAAACAAAAGATGATTGTGTAAATGGTGTAAATCCAATTCAGTTTAGATCAGTAACTAATGGAATACATTATTTAAAAACTTTAAAATCAAAAAATACAATAACAAAAGTTTATGTGAAAAATCCTGGATCAGGATATTCTAATAAAAAAGTTGTTGTCAATAGTGTATTGTCGGCAGATAATTTAATTAATGGAATCAACACATTTGACGATTATATTTTTGCAAAAAATCACAATTTTAATAATAAAGATCTAGTAAAGTATTCATATAGTGGTAGTTCAATTTCTGGATTATCCACCTCCACATTATATGCAGTTACAGTACTGGATGAAAATAAGTTTAAATTATCCGAAACTGGGTATGAAGATCAGGCAACAAATTTAGTTAAATATAGTCAAAATTTAGATAATGGTTTTGCTTCGCAAAGAAATGGTCTATTACCAATACTACCAAATATTGAAATTGCTCCCGATGGAACTAAAACTGCAGATCTAGTAATATCCAATACTTCAAATAGTGTCCATAATATAACTGCAGATATACAAGGAAATATACTTACATTAAACAATATATTTACATTAAGTGTTTTTGTTAAAAAATATGGTTCTTATAGATATTTCCAGATTTCTGGTGCAGGTTCTCAAGTAGCAAGTGAAGCACCTGTTTTTGATTTAAATACTGGAACTGTTATTAATCCAACAACAAATGTAGTATTTAAAAATTCTAAAATAGAGTATTATGGAAATGGTTGGTATCGTTGTTCTGTAGTATATGATTCTGATTTAGAAAATAATATTACTCTTAATATTAAAAATAATACATCATTCTCTGGTGGAACATTTACCGGTGATGGAACTTCTGGTTTTTATATGTGGGGGGCACAAGTACAATCTGGTTCAAATCTTTCATCATATATTAACACTTTTGATACTATAAGAACAAGAGATGTTATTGAAGCAAAATATGATAATTATACCAATAAGGTATATGTAAAATTAGAGTCGTTGGGTTCTGGATATCAAACATTCTCATATCCTCCCATTAGACTGAGAATTGAAGTTCAATCTGGTTTAACATCATCTGTAGAGGTTGAGCCTATACTTGATCCAGTTGTGACAGGAACAGCAGAAAGTGTTTTTATAATTGAACCTGGAGAGAAATATGGAACATCAGATATAATCAATTTCCATAGAAGACCAGAAGTTTTTGTAAATTTTGCCTCTTCAATAGCACAACTAAAACCAGTTATTGTAGATGGAAAGATTATTGATGTTCAAATTTTAAGTCAAGGATCTAATTATACCAATGGAATTGATATTTTAATTTCTGATGAAGGTAGTTTTGCAGAATTATTCCCTGTAGTTGAGAATGGAAAAATTATCGATGTTAAAATATTAAACAGTGGGATAAATTACAATAAAAACACTAAATTAACTGTAGTACAAAGAGGTGTTGGTGCCAAATTTATATGTAATGTTAATGAGTGGAAAATAAATCAAATAGAAAAAAATAAAGATTTTCTTGATTATGTAAAAAATAAAGATGAGGGAATTATAGTTCCATCTAAGAATTCTGATTTTGGTTTGGCATTTGTTAATTTCTATCCACCAAAAGAACTAAGAAAAGAATTAAATGACAATATTAATTTGAGTGATCGAAATGAAAGATCTTCAAATTTAATTCACTCCCCAATTATTGGTTGGGCATATGATGGAAACCCAATTTATGGACCATATGGACAAGTTGGTTCTCAAATTAAAAGAATAGAAACAAGTTATTTTTTAAATGCAGAACCTAATACTAATTTGAGACCAAGTTATCCTGATGGATTTTTTATTCAAGATTATCAATTTGATCGTTCATTTGGTGATTTAGATGAATATAATGGTAGATATTGCATAACACCAGATTTTCCTGATGGGACATATGCATATTTTTATACTATTGATGACAATCCATTGTCAAATCCATCCTATCCATATGTAATAGCAAGTGAAACAAAGGATTCTTTAATAAAAGAAAACTACAATTTAAGATTTAGTCAAGAATTTGATATAAGTAATTTAAACATAGTTAGAAATGTTTCACCTTATTATATTAATTCAACAAAAACTAACTCTATAACTTTAAATTCTATTGATGAAAAATATCAACAGGAATTTTCTGTAGAGCAGGTTTTATCATCTTCCGTAGAATCTCTCAAAATACTTTCTTCTGGTAATAACTATAAGGTTGGTGATCAATTAATATTTGACAATGATGAAACTTTTGGTTCTGGATTGTCTGCAAAAGTATCTGAAGTAAAAGGAAAAAATTTAAATACCTTACAAATTGGTGTATCAACTTTCAATAGTGTTTCTTTTGTTGATAGACAAAATTCTATTTTAGGAGTTACATCGATACCACATGAGTTAGTGACTGGGGATGTTATTAAAATTGGTGGATTTGAATCAGAAAGGTATAAAAATTTAGAGGGTTCAAAGAAAATATTTGTAAAACAAAAAAAAGTTGGATTAGTTGAATCTATTCCAAGTATAGCAACTGGATTTTCTACAAGTATATCTGTAAATGATATTCAAGGATTTGAAACAGATGATTTAATCAAAATTGACAATGAAATTATGAGAATCACTAATATTTTAGTGGATCAATCAAAATTTTATGTTGATAGACTATCAGGTTTTTCCACCCATGGTGCTGGAATTTCTTCAGTAATTCTTTTGCCAAATAAATTTTTCTTTACAGAAAATAGCACAAATTATGGAATAAAGGAAAATAAAAAGGTATTTTTTGATCCAACAAGTTTAGTGGGATTTGGAACTACAGGGTCAAACTATATTGATTATAAGGGAGATAATATAAGAGTTCCAGAAAAAACTATTTTTATAAAAAATCATAACTTTATTACTGGTCAGGAATTGATTTATAATATTGGTCCTTATGGAAATGGTCTTCTTGTATCAAATTCAACGGAAGCCTCTTCTTTCAGACTTAATAATAATCAAAAAGTATATGCAGTAAATTATGGATCCAACTACCTAGGAATTTCTACAGTTGGTTTTACTTCTTCTGTTGGAATTGGTTCAACATTTAGATCATTGTATTTTTACAAAACAGGAACTACTGGAAAAACAGATTCTTTCAAAACAAATTATGAACTTGTAAATGCTTCTATTGAAAATTACTATCTAGAAGTGACAACTTTAGAAAATCATGAATTGGAGAGTGGTGATTTTGTCAATTTTAATGTTATACCAAATTTTACAGATACTTATTATCTTACTTATGATCTAAACTTAAGAAAAATAGTAACTAATATTTTATCATTTTCTGCTTCTTCTGTTGATTTGTCCAACTCTGAATTGGAAATAGAAAATGATTTATTAAAGACAGGTCAAAAAATAGTTTATTATTCAAATGGTAATGCTGAAATATCCGACTTAAAGAATAATCAAACTTATTATATAATAAAAACTGCATATAATAAGATTAAATTTGCAAATTCTTACTATGATTCTATACAAGGTAACAATATTATTCTCAATACGGTTTCATCTGGAACTCATAAAATAGGATTTATAAATCCACCATTGAAATTGACAAAAGGATCTTCAATAAAATTTGATTTATCAGATCTATCATTACTTGAAATGGATTTGAAATTTTATAAAGATATCAATTTTGTTAAAGAATTGGAAGAATATAAGTATGATAGGAATTTAAATCCTTCTGGAACTCCTGATGCATTTTTAGTATTAAATTCCAATTCTTTAAAAGTAGAAAAAGAAATATATTACAATTTAATTCCAAATACACCATCTAGCATAGAAAAATATCAAATTTCTTCTGACCTAGATGTTTATGGTAGAAATAAAATTACGGTAATTTCAAGTAATTTGAATGATAACTATGAGATTGTTTCCATAGCAAATAGTGAATTTAGAGTTAATTTGAACAATAAACCTGAAATGATGTCTTATTCTTTAAATTCTGGAATAAGTTCTATTTCATATTCGACCAATTCATCAAATTCTAGTGGCCCAATACAAAAATTAAAAATAAATTATCAAGGAAAGGGTTATAAAAAATTACCAAATCTTTCAAGAATTCAAACCGAAGATGGAAGTGGAGCATCAATTAAACCTCTATCTTCATCTATAGGAAAGATAGACTCCTTTGTTAGAGTAAAAGATGGATATGATTATCCTACAGATCCAACACTAAGACCATATCTAAGTGTCCCCGCAGTAGCAACAATAAAAGGAATTTCTAGAATAGATTATGTTGGAATTTCTACTGGAGGAAAAGGTTACAATTCAGCACCATATTTAAAAGTAGTTGGGAATGATGAAGTAGAATTGTCTTGTGAAATACAGGGTGGATCAGTAGTTAAAGTTAATATTTTAAAAAATGCAAATAATTTAGATCAACCATTAGAAATTGTTCCAACAAAAAATACAAATGGTTATGATATTGATAATATTACTATTTCTGGTTCTTTAGTTACATTAGAATTAGTTAATTCTGATGAACAACAATATCCCTTAATTACTAACTCTTATGGTGGTCAAGAGATAGATTTTCCATTTGCTGTTGGAGACGAAATATTTGTCGAAAACTGTAGAATTTCTTTAACTGAGGTTGATAAATCTGGAAATATTATTATAAAAGATAATTACAATTCTTCCGACTATGATTATAAATTTTTTAAAGTGGTTGGAATTAGCACTGTTGATTATACAGTTACATATGATATGAGTGGTTATTCTTCAAATCTTGGACCATATATTAATGACTTTGGTTATGGTTATGTTACTAATAAAAAAGTTATGGCAAAATTTGATATGAAATTAATTGACGATTTGAATTATTTTTCAAATGAAGAAGTTTTAGGATTTGATGAATTTGGAACGAATGTTTTTTCTGCAAAGGTTTTAAAAGATGGTTGGGATGGAAAATTAAATCAGATAAGATTGACAGATTCAAAAGGAGTATTAAAGGACGGTGATAAACTTTATGGTAAGAGATCTCAATTAAATGGTACTATTGAAACTGTAAATATATTTAATATTGAATCTAGTTTTGGAGTAGTTAGAGATAATCTTGTAGATGCTGTGGAAAAATCAGGCACTTTAAATGATTACCAACAAAGAATTTCCGACAATGATTACTACCAGAAGTTCTCTTATTCAATTAGAAGTAGAATACCTTATTCTACTTGGAAAGAACCTATAAAATCAGTAATTCATCCAGCAGGTTTTAAAGAATTTTCTGATTTAAATATAATCAGCACAGGCACCACAAACATGAATATGGGTGCTATTGAATCATTCTCTTCATTTATTGTCAATATAGATAGTAGTTCTTCTATGTATAGGAGAAATAATTTTACTATTGTAACTGAGGACCCAGAAAATCAATTTGAAGATGGTTCTATAGAAAGAATAGAAATTGGAGCACAGGATGCTTTTGTTGCTGGTGTTGGTATTACTGGACCAATATTTGGAATTCCATTAAAACCATACATATTGAATAAAACAAATAAAGTAGCAAACATTGATGATTTGAGTGTTCAATTTAATGGGACCTCAGATTATGAAGTAGTTGGAATTAGAACTGCTACATTTAGTTCATATACAAGAAAATCTTTGGGAATTTCCACTTCGGGAATACAGGTTGGTGATTATGTTGGATTTTCTTCATATTTAATTCCTGATTTAACATATATCACTTCTGTTGGAATTAATTCTGTTTCATTAAATGTACCTCATAATGTTTTGCAGGGAAGTAGTCTTACTGAGATTTTAAGAGAAGGATCAGTGAGGATAACTAGATCCATTCCTTCAAATTTAATTACTGGAATAACTAGTTTTAAATTAACTGAAAATGGAATTCCACTTTTCTATAGACCATTTGATTCATCCGATCCAACTATTGTAGATCTTACTGAAAATATATTTAATATTCAAAATCATAACTTCCAAGTTGGGCAAAAAGTAACTTACACTTCTCCATATGGTTCATCAATTGGAATTGCAACAACATCAGCAGTAGAAGATTCCGTAGTTAGAATTGTAAGTTTTGGTAATACCAGTTATCTTTCAGTTACATCAAACAATTCTTCAATAATAACAAAAATTTCTGGTGGTATAGGGAGTGCTTTATATCAAAATGGTTATAATGTAGCAATTAGTGGTCCTATTGTAGGAACATCTGCTTCTGTAGTTCCAAACTTTTCTGGAAATCAGAATGCATACTATGGGTATCCAGATGGTTATCCACAAAAATCTTCTTCTGGAATTGGTACAGATGCTAAATTCAGTGCATTT